CGCCATAGAGACAAACGATGTGAAGAAATACCTAAACAGTGAAGGATCAACCCTGTACGTGGCTCGGATCATGTTCACCGTGACAAACACTGGGTTTCCCTACGGTCTGGGTGTCACCTTCCACGTGCTGGATTCAAAGGTTGTTGGGGCGGTCACACAGCAAATGGGTGGGGGTTTCAAACCAGCTGGCGAAGAACCCTCCTATCTTTCATATGACCAGATTGTGGCAGATCAGCGTAAAGTAATTCTGGATAGAATGTAATGATAAATGTAAAGGATATTCAACAGATTGAAAACAAAAGAAAAAAGATCAAAAAGGAAATTTATACAAAAATATATGAACAGTTTTGTAAAAAAATTAAAATGTCCGTGGAGTTGGGTGCGAAAAGTGTGGAGCTTTCGGTTCCTAATTTTGTAATGGGGTATCCAACATTCGATCGCACACAGGCTACCGCTTACCTTAAGAGACAGCTCACGAATGCTGGATTTAGGGTCACACCAATTGGATTTGTGGAATTTAGAGTGAGTTGGGAAAGTTCCAAGACTCGCGATTCGCCACCTCCCCCTCCCGAGGATCCAGGAGCACTTCCATCTCTTATAAATCTAAAAAAACTTGCTTCTAAACACAGGGATAGTGCGTGATTGTTAATTGTTATTTTTATTGTAATGTAGTATATGGCAACTAACAATAATCTGAATGTTTTGGTGGAAGCTAAAAAGGAGTACATTCACCAGCTAAACACGATCATGTGTCCCGTGATGATTGAAACCTTTTGGGAGGTTTACAACGAGGCCAAAAAAATTTCCAAGGGTAAGAAGGTTCTTTTGACCTATCAGAAACTTCTCAAGGAGATTGTGAACTGGAACAACCACATGGTGAAGCAGCACAGCGAAAAGATTTCCAACACATGTGGATGGTTCAACGACCTATTGGCCGCTGTGTTTGTCAGTTACGTAAAGATATTCTCATCGGTTCGTTTGAACGTTGGATCCAAAAAGATTTCTATAAAACTCCCAACCAACGATGTGTTCATTCACGGATGTTACATCAACGCGGCCAAGGACATCTACAAGGATCCCTACGTGTTCCACGACGAACTCACCGATTACGAGCGGGAAGAAAAGTTGTTCGGTCGACTTGGGAACTGTATAGAGAATACCATCAAGGAAATGGTTCCAGTCAAGGAGATCCTGAGCACCTACATCGCCCAAGACAAGTCGGCGACTTCGCAAGATCTGGACGTGACCAGCGAAATCGGAGAGGAGGACACAGAGGACCCCCAGATAGACGACGACCCAATGGAACTCCCGGAGGGTGCCGAACCCGATCCAGAGGACGTGGACCCCTTCACCCCCACAGAGGACCTCCCGAAAGAGGACCTCCCGAAAGAGGACCCACCAGCGGAGGAAGAAACCAAGGACATCAATCTGGGCGGAAAGCCCATCATGGAGGAGGATGAAGGCGTGCTGTTTCCAGACGCCCCAGATAAAATCGGAACATAATATAAATGGAACAATATCTAAAAGAACCAACCTGGGCCGCTTTATTCGCGATGGTCGCCACCATAGGCTACATGCACGGCAAGGCCAAACTAAACAACGAGGCACCCCCACAAAACAGCGAGTGTATGAAACCAGCCCTCCTAGTGGGAATGTTGGTCTACTTCATTGTTTCTACGGGTGTTAACGCAAAAGAAACAATATCTTTAGAACCTTTTGATAATTAAAGATTTAATGACATAATTAACCAGAAAATGACTTCTGTGAGCGCTTGGAATGAAATGATGGAGCAGTTTCTTTCTGAACTTGAGAAAACATTCCCTGAGGAGAAGGCTGTGAAAAAGTACAGGGCTTCCTTTGACCTTCTCAGGAAATCTAACCCTCGTAAGTGTGTTGATGGATACATGACTGGTGTTTCAAAGTATCAGGAAAAGATAATGAACAAGGATGAGTCCTTCTTTTTGGAGTCTACGGATTCTATAATTTCGGATATGAATATCAAAAAGCATTGGACTCCAGAACTTTCGGACAAGACCAAGGATGCCATTTGGCAGTACCTACAGACGCTTTACATTCTGGGAACCACCATCACCATGATCCCCCCAGAGGCTCTGGGCATGATTGAGGATGTGGCCCAGAAGTGTGCGGGGAACATGCAGGAGGGTGGGCAGCTGGACGAGAAGGCGCTCACAGGGCTGTTCAGTTCACTCGGAAATATGCTAGGTCAGGCTGAAAAAAAGTAGATGTATAGAATAAATGACTGTTTGGTTTTCTGAACCCTTGGAATTATTTAAAAATAGTAAAATACTTACATTTTGGCCTCATTCTGGTCAGAGCGTGGACGAACGCATAAACTCGAGCACTCGTTTTGTTCTTTATCTGTCAACCTTACTTTATTTGATCAAGAGAGATCCTAGAGTGTTCGTTTTGGCCGCTATGGTCATAGGCACTCTGTATGTGCTTTACAAATCCGGTCAGATAAAGGGTCTAAATGTAGAGAGAGCGACCCACGGTTCTTCGTGTCAGATGCCGAGTGAAGAGAACGCCATGGCGAATGTTTTATTGACAGATTACGTTGATCAACCCAACAGACCTTCGGCTTGTTACTATCCCACGGTGGCCAACGACGTCAGCGTGCTTCTGGATGACACCTTCCCCTATGATTCTGGGCGTTCCAGGAGTCCTCTCCCCAAGTACCAGAAAAAGTTTGGCGCCAGGCAGTTTTTCAGCAACCCAGTGACCAAGATTCCAGGTGACCAGACGGCCTTCGCTGAGGCGTGTTACGGTCCCAAATTTCAGCCCTTGTGCAGAGACACCCCTGGTGTATGCGATCCCAATTTCCGCGGGGCTCAGTTGGAGGCCTTCGCGGGTCTGGATCCCAACGGAGACAAAAGAAGCGGTATGACTAGAGGAACGCCTTCGCATTACAGCTCATCATAAAAAATATTATTAATCTATAATAAATATGGCGTATCAGCTTCAACCAAATCTTATTCAGGTACAGAATCCCGCCGTTCCACCTCTGTGTGCTATGGATACCATCGTGGCTCCTCCCCAACCGAGCAGTCTTAATTATTGCTGCCGTCCCAACACCATGTTATACGGGACTGCTCCCTACATGGCGGGTAAGGGTGCCCCCTCAAACCTTGTGATGACAGAGGATGAACTCAGACCCCAAGCGACCACCAGACACGACAAGGTCTACGTGAATAACACCAACGGTGCCTACTTTCCGATCCAAAACATGGAATGTAGCGTGCCTCTCAGATCCATGAGTTTCGAGCCAGCGAGCACTCGGGCCGAACTACAAAATGGACTGTTTACAAGGCGTTATTGTACTAAATAAAATATTAGTTTCTAATAATAGATGGCTGAAATATTAGCAACAGCAGGTTTGGTATGGGTTGCCAAATGCCTTACCAAGAAACAAGATACCGTGGAATATTTTGATTCACCACCTTTAGAAAATCAAGAAATTACTCATAATCATGACATGAGATCGGTTGTGTCGGACACACTAACAGGTGGAATCGGCGGCGTGGGGGTGAATCCCCAAGAAAAGCGAGAGCAGCCAAGTTTTGGTGAGGTTGGGTTTATGAAACACGTGAATGGCGAACCGGTGAGGGATTTCAGGGATCGCCCGTGGGTCAGCGGAAAGATGAACAACCTGGCTCCTACAGAAAAGAATTTGGTGGGTCCGGGTCTCAATGTGGGCGCTGACGTTCCCGCCTACGGTGGATACCAGCAATTGTTCAGGGTGAATCCCACCAACGTGGGGGCCTACAAGTTGACGACTCTCCCAGGCCGCTCCGGTCCAGCTGGGGATGTCACCGGCGGAAGGAGGCAGGCTATCGGCGAGGTGACGCACGACAAACCAGCCACCACCGCCTTCCTACCTTCCAGACTGCCAAACGTTCCAGGAAGGGCCCAGGGACAGGGTGGATCCCTCAACGGCGTCGTGCCTCGCGGCGAGTACCAAAAGACCAAACGCGCCACTAACCGAGCAGAGACCACTTCCCGCGGCGACGGCCTCGAATTTGCGCCCGCTAAAAAGTTTATTTCGGCCGGTACGTTGGCCCAAGATCCCACTAGAAATAAAGGCGACATTAACGTTTTGGAGTACGATCACGTCAACAATCCTTCCCCTGGCATCCACAGCTTCCACGGAGCCTACACGGTCGCTCCAGAGGTTATTCACAAGAGCGCCGCCATCAGACCCGCGGACCGCAGAGGAAAGAAAGACCGCTCGGCAAACCCCGGCAGAATGAACGTGAGAGGTAACCCACTGAACCAACACGGC